TCTTTGTATGTCTTTTTGTGTCACCTGTCCATGACTCTCCGCAGTCAGGGCAGTTTCCATCTGGATACGAAGCAACTTCTTCTGGTGTGTCCACTAAGTTGTCACAATTATGACATTGTAATTTATCTTCAGAAGTAGCGGGTTTCCATTTACTACCATCTATCGTTGTAATGATTGTTTCGTCACTCATACCACTATCCTCAATTCACCAGTTGAAGTTTTATATACATCATTTGTTTCTAAACCTCCAGTAATAGCAGCTGCGTTGTCTGCATATGTAGGTAAGTTTAGCAGATTTAAAGTATTAAATACAGCAGTTCCTGGGTTCTGTGCTTGTTGTATATATAAAGAAAAAGAACGCATAATCTCTGCAAAGTATGTCGGATCATATCCTTGTGGAGGAGATGGAAAATACGGGGCGGGAATCTCTCTTGACGACATTACCTTCTTCCATCCTGTCTTATGTCTATACGAGGAGATCCAAGTCTCCAACTCATGCCCGTCTCAGAAGACTCTACACGTAACGCCATAGATCTCCCACGAAGTCTTACAAAACTTTGATTAGTAAACTGTTCCACAGGTACAGAAGCAGTTTTAGTTACTGCCTCATCATCTGTTTGTAGATAATTTCCTCCAGGGAAGTTTCTGGCTTTCATCGTAAATGTTACACTAGGTGTGGAAGCTGATGAGTTTCTAAACGTAATGTCAGGTATTACTTTGTTAACAAAAGAAAAGTTATTCCCATCGCCAATATCAAATTGACTAGACTCAATGTGTGCAGCTATGGCTGAAGCAGGTGCTGTGCTTCCGTCATCAAAGCCGTTTTCGTGATAATACAAATAACCATCTAGACCTGCGGCTATTGGGTAATCCTGAATGCCTCTATCGATCCAAGCACCTCTTGCCAGTGTTCCATAATACCAAATGTTTTGAACATAGTTATAAACAACATAACGATCTATTGTGCTACTATCTGCGGAAGGATAAAACCACCAGACTTCAGAGTATGCCGTATTGGAAGAAGCAAACACCTTCTCAGCTTGAGCTTCGTTGTAATCGCTAAATACAAAGTCCCTCACCGTGCAAGGAAGCTTTTGAACTCGACCTGTATATACATAGAACTCATTCTTGCCCATCCAGTACACACTATCTTCTATTGAAATAACAGAGTTCGGACTTGCTATAGTTATGTTTTCTGAGATCATGTTTATGCCAAAAGTAAACGGTGGCCCAAGAAACTGTAGTGCGTGAACAGAAACGTCTGTAAAAACAAGCGTCTGCTGTTTTGTTTCGGTTGCAGTTACAATTCTAGATCCAGATCCAACTAGTAAATCCCCTGCCGTATTGGTTGAAGTGGGCGTCCAATCTGCTGCATTTTCCTGATCAGAAAACCTTATTAATAAAGGATCTTGTGTTGAGCTTCCTAGAGGATTGCACCCAAAAGCCAGAACATGGCGATCAACATCAGAAACTAATATTTTAGAAGCAACTGTAGGGACATTACTAGCACCCGCTAAATCACTTAAAGCAACGGCTCGTGTATCTAGAGGCGTTGATGCAGAAGCATCCCAGTAATAAATTCCTCCGTTGTGTACATTTATAATTAAGTCTTCACCAAAGTTATCATGCGTCCATAACCGCAATGTATCTGTCAATAAATCTACACTTGCTGATGATCCCCACGTTCCACGAGACCAAGTCCCTGCACCCCAACCGTTTCCAAAAACAGAAGTCTCAAGTCCATTGTTGATTTGATACGCACCCGTAACAAGTATTCCTCCATCTCCTGTTGTATCGGAGGCATTGGCTGTAACCGCCGTAGGAGTGTAAACCCCATCTACAGTGATGTCAGCAACTGTGGCTACTTCTCTTGCGATAATTTTATATGAATCAGAGTTAACAATTTCGTTTATTTCATACTCTTGGTTTAAGATCGCTGCCGTAATGTTGCCACCAAGAGATACAGCTTCGGTAAATGTCACAAAGTCTTTTGCCACCGCCCCATGCCCTACATGGGTTACAGTTATTTCGTTTGAATTGTTGGTTGCAGAAAAGGTAATTACAGGAACAAGCGTTGTTATAGCGACTATAGGAACCGAAACTTCACCTGTGGCAGAGACTCCATCAACGCTTACTGCTATATCTAAATTTCCACCAACGGTAACTTCGCCAACCTGACCAGTTGCAAAAAGAGCATCGTCTTCTCCTACAAACCCATCTGGAACAATGACCATAATATCGTCATTAGTTTTTACACCAACTCGACCAACTTCCCCTGTAGCTTCCTGACCTGTTACCTCCTCTAAATTGAGAGAAATCTCTACTTCACCAACTTCACCAGTAGCAGATACACCGTCGATACTTACATCTATATTTTTATTTGGAGGTTGAGTGAGTCTTATAGGCGTAATATCATAGTACCCCTGACCGCTTTCAATGTAGTACTTTTCACTTGTACCAACACCAACGTAATTATCTAGAGCGATTGTTCTCCAAGCGTGTAAAGCTCTGCACGAACCAAGAAAAGACTTGGTTCCAATCTTTGTCCACCCACCTATCTTCTCAGGAAACCCCGCTCGAAAACGAACCTTGTCCATATCAAACCAACCACCCTCGTTACTATATGAGGTTGTTTCTTTGTTTATGCCCGGTTGGAACTGGAGCTTGGTAAGTGGCATATTTAAGTCCTTATTAGTTCAATTGAACTTTTACGGTTTAGTAGGCCAGTCTGCTTCTTCAAGATTAGGCCAATTAGAATGTGTCGGTAAATCTCTTAAAGCCTGTCGATATGTTTGCATTTCAGTAGACATAGTAACATCAGACAAAGCGTAGAAGTCTGTTTCGGTTAAGAGATTATTACGTTGATTACGATTAATATCTGCTGCGGTGGTATCTAACGCTTCCTGATATGCAGCCTCTTGCTCTGCCTTTGTGCCTAACTCATCGTCATCAGCAAACATGTCAACAATTTGCCAGACCTCTACCCAATCACCGTCTGAGTTTTGTTCGACGCCGTTTTTCTGAGCAGTTTGATACGCCCCTATACCCTCAGTTGGCACTGCTGTTTCAAGAACAGGGTCTAGATTTAAAGCATCAAGGGTGCTTGCGTTCCACACTCTAGGCATTGAGACATTTGGATGCGCTGCCCTCCACTCACCTTGGCTTTTTACCTCACCTGTTGTTCTGTTTCTATAGTTACCCATTTGATTGATCCTTTCATATGAGCTTGATTAAATCGCAACCGAATAAAATAAATAATTGTCACCGTTAGTATTAACAGCAGAATGTTTTACGGTAAAACCACTAGAATTTGTTCCTACTAAATTTTGAGTAGTAATTTGGGCGCTTTGAGAATTTATAGGCCACCAAGGATCATTTGAACCAGACGCAATTCCTCTAACTGAATCCAAAACAGTCCAACTATATCCTGAACTCATACTTTTGATAATTATAAGTTTAGATCCATTGGTAAATCCACAGTCAATAACTTTAGACCCATCTGTAGTTCCATCCCCAGTATAACTTCCTACCTTAGATATGCCATCAAGCGTTGCAAATAAATATGCAATATATTTTCTGCCGCTTGTTCCAGTGCTAGGACTAGCGCCAACAGTAAAAACACTGGCAGTAGGCGCAGTGTCATTCCATATGTTCGTTTGCTGCACTGCATTACTACTACTACTATTTAATATCATATGATACTGTTCTGGATTAGTTCCTCCGTTAAGTGCTTTATGATAAACAATCCAGTTATCAGTAAAGTCTCTAGCTTTTACCCACATCATTTCTGGGGCAACGCCAAGATTATGGTTTATATTTCCTCCCGAAGTAGACATGGTGTAAACTACAGCATCAAAAAATCCCGGCGCTCTTGACCAAATATAACCAAAATGATTACTTGATGCTCCTCCGTCACCTACTCCGTTGTTATAATCCCATTGTGTACTGCTTTGGTTGTATGTAGAACCCGGAGGATTATACGTTCTATTAGTTTCAATACCAATTAAACGTGCGGAAAGATAAGGATACGTTGCGTTTGTTGTATGTAAAAGAGTGTATAAAAGAGTGTCTGCTATAGAATTAGATCTAAAAAAAGGAGCAGTAGAATTTGTTCTTTCTTCACAATTAAAAACAGAACTTGCCGTTGTAGGTTGTGCGAGTGGGCCTCTGCGTATTGCTACGTATACAAAAGTATCACCATTGCCATTTATATTAGATGTTGACTCTATGGTAAAACCTGTTGCATTAGCAGTAATTTTGTGTGCTGAACTTGAAGCCTCTGTGTTACTTCTATTTGCACGTAAATAAAATCCTTCCTGATCCGCAGGGATTCCGCGAATAATATCTAGCATTTCCCAATTAGAAGCCGAATCTCTTCTTTTTATCATTAACCACTGAGGCTCAAAACCAAGATCAATAAAGTGATTGGTAGCACCTGTGCCAGTATAACCCCCACATTTAATAATATCTTGGTCTAAATTTGGCCCAAATCCACCATCAGAATTGTTGTGTGCGAATAGGTAGGCTACGTAGTCTCTACCTGACTCGTTAGTTGCACTTGTTCCTACTGTAAATTCTGTAGAAGTAGGGGCAGTGTTATTGAAAGCAGCAGAGTCTGTGGCCTCAGCATTAGTTTGATTTAAACGCATTGAGTATTGTTCTGGATTAGTACCTCCATTTAAACCTCTGTGGTAAACTCTCCAATTGCCAGTGGCTCCGCTAGTATTTTTAATTAAAATCATGCCCGGAACTGAACCTAGATTATGGCTTATAGTTCTACCTGCGGTTGCATTTCCTGTCCATGTTTGAACATCAAAAAACTTACGGGCTTTGCGGAATGTCCAAGAGACGTAGCTTCTTGTACTTCTATTAAACCTATCAGAGTTAGTGTCAGCGCCAAGATCATACCCATCAGAATTGAATGAAGTTAATGTTAATGTATCGGTAGTTTCTGTTGATGTACTTTCAGATACTAAATATTTTGTTACGCCTCTTTCAGTATCTACAAGTGCATGTCCATTTGCGTGGCTTCTTGATTTACTCCAAACCATACCACCTTCACCACTAAGGTCAATGCCGTTAGTAATTGTTTGTGCAGAGTTTGTACCAGTATACAAATAAGTGCTGAACACTTCAGTTACATCAACTGGCTCACCACCTGCCGCACCTGCCGCACCCATTAAAAGTTTTTTGACATTACTCATTTATTTATCCCATTGCCTGACCTGCGGTAAATCCATAGTAGGTTGTCCCACCGTCGTAAGTTGCAAATACAAAAACATCCACGCCACCTGATGTTGTCGTTAAAGTTGGCGCTGTAGCAGAAGCCCAATCTACGCTAGTAGGCCAAGTGATACTTCTTGCTGTTGAATCTTGCGTAACTTTCAAACTAAAAATACTAACCTTGCCTGATGCGGCAGGGTTGCTGAAAGTATACTCTACGTCTTCCGATAAAGTGTGTGTAAAGTTGTCTCCATCACGCAGATTTATTGTTACATTAGCGCCAGTGCCTAGTGCAGTGCTTTCTGTAATTGTGCCGTTGTCAAACGTAACTACGCCATTCGCATCAGCCGTAACGACTTTACTTGCTTCGGATGTGCCAAGAGTTGTGATGTTATTATAATTTAATTCAGCGGCACTTGCAGTTATAGAGGTGCCGCCAATCTGAAGTGTCGTTGCATTTACTTGCCCAGAGGCTCCATAAATCACACCCTTACTGTTTACGATTGTTCCCGCTCCCGATCCATCAAGTAGATTTAGTTCGGCGGCAGTTGACGTAACACCAAAGTCAGAAAGCGTAGAGGTGTCAATAATCTGACTTACTGCGGCAGATGCACCCGCTCCATTACAAAATATAATTCCTGTTTTGCCATTAGATATTGTAACATTGGCTCCCGACCCTTGGGAAAACGTACAGTCGTATCCGCTATTATTGTCTACAAAATAAAGCTTTTGTGCATTGTTTGGAGATACAGTAATCGTGCAAGCTTGAGTTGCCCCACTTAAAATTAAAACCTTATACATCCCATCTGATAGTGTTCCATCAGTGGTTGTGAGAGTATGCGCCGCCCCAGAACTCGATAAATCTATTGTTCCAACGCCACTGGTCAGACGGTCTATGATATCAAAGTTTGTATTGGTAGTAGTACCCCATGTACCAGACTGCTCTCCTGAAGCAATCTTTTCTATACCACCGTTTGTTGTATATGTACTTGGCATTTACTTATCCTTATGCAGCTATATCCGTCCAAGTTGTATTCGGGTTCGGCGTTTCCTCTGTCCAAGTATTCCCCGGATCTGGGATTATTCTACCCCAAACAATCACAGATGTCACCTCACCAGTTGCAGAAACTCCTGTAGGCGAAACAACAGCTTTACCTGTAACTGTTACTGATCCTACACCGCCCGTAGCGGAAACCCCAGTGACAGTGGCTATAGCTCCTCCTGTTGCTACTACCGAGCCAACTTGCCCCGTTCCACTAAGCCCAGTGGGTGAAACATTTGCATCCGCAGAAATCGTTACCGACCCTACTTCACCCGTAGCTTCTAAACCTGTTGGAGGTACATTTGCATCCCCTGTAACTACTGGAGTTCCTATGCCGCCTGTTCCCGCTACGCCTGTAGGATTAACAACAATACGAGGAGTTACAGTGACTGACCCCACGCCACCCGTGGCTTCCAAACCTGTTGGCGGAACAATAGCTCCCGCAGCGGCTGTAGCATCACCAACTTCTCCCGTGCCGCTTACACCCGTTACCGAAACTATTACGTTACCAACTAGATTAATTTGACCAACGCCGCCTGTCCCTGCCACACCTGTTGGTTGAACAAAAGCGTTGCCCCCTGTTGACATGCTGCCCACAAAACCTTGTGCGACAACACCCGTAACATCTACAACAATTATTGGAGTTGCCGTAGCAGTTCCTACTCCTCCTGTCCCCGCTACACCCGTGACAGAAAAGTTTGCTTCACCCGTGACAGTAACGGAACCTACGCCACTTGCACCGACCAGACCTGTGATCGGAGGGCTTACATCAACAACACCACTATCCCCATAGGTAGTCTGTGCAAAAGATGTAAACCCAAATGACATAAGCTGCCCCTATGCTGCGGCGTCAATCGCCAATGCGCCATACCAAGTTGTGCCACCGTCTCTTGTAATAAAAACAAGTATATCGGTTTCACCAGAAGCAGGGGCGTCTGGCGCAGTACCCCCTGACCAATCTACTGATGTAGGATATGTAACTGTTGAACCGTTGCCTGTTAGCTGTAATACAAAACCTTGAATATACCCACTAGATGCTCCACTAAATGTAAAGGTGGTATTGCCTGTCATAGTTAGGCTGAACATACCGCCATTATCTACGTTACAGGTTGGAGTTGTTCCTGATAGTGCATCATAATCTTCTGCTAGTGAGCCGTCATTAACAAAAATACCAGAACTGTTTAGTGTTGCGGACGTGCTGTTACCTGTGATTAAATTAATGTAATTAGTGCCAAACTCAAGTTTGGTATCAGTATCACCTTCATGTATTAAACTACTGGCAAGATAAATATTATCAGCCGTAACCGATCCAGTAACATCAAGGCCGTCTGCATCCAACCTAGCTTTTTGAACTAATGAATTACTCACAAAAGCATAAAAATCTAGTGCATGATTACCTTGCGATTGCCACCTGCTTTGTATTTTACCAACTGTGCCATTCGAACCGCCACTTGAAGTAACCGCATCAAAAGATAAAGAAGCACCGTAGCCCCAATCCAAAGTAGAGCGTAATGTAAGGCCATCGTCATAATTATTGTTGTTATGTTTTATAAGTGCTTTATTGTTAAAAGTAGCAGCACCTGCATCTGACATATCAAGGGTAAGGGCAGTTATAGTTGAGCCACCATCATTACCTGTAAATTTAATGTCTTTATCAGATACAGAGGATGATATTTTAAAATCTCCACTATCACTCTGTAAAATACCTATAGTTGTTCCTGCATCTTTGAAATAAATTCCCCCACCATCAGCATCTAAAACGATGTTTCCACCAACATCTACAGTAAGATCAGCACCATCAGATATAGTTGAGCCGTTTATTGTAATGTCATCAACAGTCAGCGAGTCAGCCGTAATAGTGCCAGTTACGTCAATACCACTGTTATCAATATGTAACCTTTCAGCTCCACCTGTATAAAACTGCATAAGACTACTGCTTTTATTTCCAGTTATAGAAGGTCTACCAGAACCACCACCCCAACCAAGGTATACACCGTTAGCAATATCTAGTTTTGAATTAAACGTAAGTTCACCTGTGGCTGTATCGTTAGCATCACTACGCAAATAGCTAGAGCCTTGCACACCATCTAATGTATCAGCATCTAGGCCAGAGCCAGAGCCATCGTTGCCTGCGTTCCAGATTACATTTGTACCAACTGTCGGGGTTTGCGAGAAGTTTACTACATTTGTACTATGTGGAACCGAAAGGATGGTAGCCATAGTATTAGCTGCTGTGCCGTTTTGCGATCCAAAGTAAGTTGTATTTCCTGAAATAGCTAAAGCTGCGGCTTGTCCCGTGGCCCCGCCGTGAAGAAATACACCTCTAGCAGACCAACCGCTACCATCCGCAATCGTGCCAAAACCGCCAGAATAACTAGTGTAACTATCAGGGTCTAATGTGCCTGTACCAAATGCAATAGTGCCACTAGAGGTGTCATTAGCATCACTTCTTATAAAGCTACTTGCATGTAAACTGTCTACTGTGTCTGCGTCCACGTTAGTAAGATTTCTACCATCCGCCGTTGCAATATAACCACTCCCATCAAGATACACCGCCTTTTCAGCAGGTTGCGTAATAAATACATCCGCAGCCCCCGCCGTTAAGTTTATGGCGCTTCCTGAATTAGAGCTTTCTAAGATTGTTGTTCGAGCAAGCGTTGTGCCAGACGAAGTAAACGTACCAAGCCCAACCTCAAACTCTCCTGTACTACTTTCAAATATACCATAGTAAGTAGTATCTCCATTAGAGAGAACAGACGTAAAGGTTTGGAACCCTGCCACGGCTCCCGCCAATGTCAGAGTTCCAGTTCCTGTAGTTGCTGTGGTCTCTTTTACACGATCTTTTACAACGAGTGCCATCGCAACAATCTCCTATCTATTACAATTAAGCGATTCTAATAATTGCAGTAGAAGCAGCTGCTGCGGGGAAAGCGATTTGGAAATCACCTGCCGTAGATGTTTTATCAGAACCAAAGTCAAGAACGACAACAGTGTCTGTCGTATCTGTTCCACCCGCTGTTTGAGTGTTGTAAATTAACGCACCACGAGCAGTAATTGTTGCGGACGTAAATGTTTTATCTGCAAAATCAGTAAATGCTGTTGTGCCTGAAGAAGTTGGAGTCACATTTGTCAACGAGTTTGTAGATGTAGCACCAGATGGACCACCTGAAGTATACGTGCCTGATGTAGCAACTTCATTGTTGCCTGAACCAAAAACTGCTGCGGAAGTCGCCGCAGTAAAAGAGGCATTGTTATCGTACAAAGCGATACAAAAAGTATCTTGTCCGTTAGTAAAATCGTGTTGTCCTTTCAAGAGTTCTTCTTTGAAAGAAGTACACATAAAGTTTCCAGTAAAGGCCATGTTAGAGTCTCCTTATAAGTTCAGCCAGTTCGGGATGTCCCGCATCTTTTATTGCATTACACACTGTAGTGCGGTCACTGCGAATCGCCTGTCTCATATAATATTCAACAAGCTTTTCAATGTGCCTTGAAAAGGCACGAGCTTGGTCTCTAACACCGGGGTGGGTGCTATCGGAGACCGATATGATCTTTTGGACACACTGTTCCGCAAGTTCATCTGGGGTAAAACCACGATTCTCTGTAGTGTTAACCTCTACTAAAGATTCATACTGTGGTACATTTATATCTATCTTAAACATTATTGTTTAACCCTTATTACTTTTCCTGTGCGATATTCATCTGTAGTCTCTTTAGCTTCTCCAAGCATTTTTACACCTGTAATTGCTTCTTGAAATCTTGAGGCATACATTGCCATCACATCTTGTTCACCTTTCATGTATATGTATGCTTCGATCAATGATCCATACAACATAGCCATTTCAGCGTTTTCACTTAACCAAGTAGTTCCGCTATCTACTCCGGCAGTCAAACTGGCAGGACGATAAAAATAATGAAGTTCAGCAGTATATGCAGCATCTGGTGTAGGCGCAAATAAAAAGTGATCTACATCAAACTGTGCATAGTATTTTGGAGCACCTGTTGTAGTAGAGTCAGGAGTATACGTCTGTAAAAAACTTGGATCTTTAAAGTCAACAAAAAACTTATCGCCATCTGTTCCCGCTAAACTTAAAGAAAACGGTGCTAAAAAATCAGAAGGGCAAGTTAAATATTTGTTTGTTGCTGTTGTTGTTGCCGTCACATTTTTACGAAACAAGCTAAGTTGAACATTTTTTAAAATACGTTCTTCAGCTTGTCGTATAAATATGGGAAGATTAGTCACAAAAGAAGTTTCTGTGTTTTCCGTATAATCTTGAATCGCTGTTTTAAGTTGTGCGTATGTAAAGCTCATGATGTCACACTATTGTTATATTACCAACCATAGCAGAATGCACAGTACATTGATAGACTAGGGTTGTATCTGAAGGTTCATGGGGAACAATAAACTGTGTTAATCCTGTAGTAGAGTTGTAGTTTTCTGTAACCCCAGTAGTGAAAGCAGAACCTCCATCAGATGTTCTAATTTGCAAAGGGTGACTCGATACATTTGCAGTGTTATCAATAAGGTAAGTATGACCCTTATAAAAAGTAAAGTTTGGATTATCTCCAGACGTAGCGCCGGGGCCAGTAAATGTATATGCAGATGAACCATTAGTACCCGCTACATAAGTTGTCATAGGGCCAGACACTTCGTCATTTAGTCTAATCCAATTTCCACCATGTGCAAAATACAATCCGCCAGTCGCATGAACATGAGCCACAGCGCCATGATATGTAGAGGCACTAGGGAGATCAGTTAAAGCTGCATAATAAAATACAATCTTGTTTGCGCCAGAGCTAACATCAAATAAACCATTTGAATCAATTATATCAGTAAGAACATTAGAACTGTTACCTAATGCAGCATAAATCTCATTAAAGTTGTCATTTATTTTATCCGCACCTGCACGAAGGGTATCCCCTGTTCCGTCATTTGCAGATGAGCCAATACCTACCGTTTGTTTTGCCATCTTTTATCCTTCGTCAAATGTCTGTGATGTTGAGTCTAATGTAACTGATGTACTATCGAAAGTCTCTGCATCATCAGTTACGGTTACGCTACCAATTTCACCAGAACCCGCTACTCCTGTAAGAGAAACTTGAGCACCAATTACATTTACTATAACCGTGCCAACAGAACCTATCGCAACTAAATTGTTTGCAGGAGTAACCCCTGGAATCTCTTTAAATCCTACAGGATTATATCCATATTGAATAGATCGTTGTTCTGATAACCCTGTTTCTGGTCTGGGACCGCGTAATGCCTGTGGGTCTGGAAACGCTCTCGGTGGAAACAACTGTGGATGCTTTGGCTCAAACTCATCAGGACCGACTTTTGCGCCAGTCCACTCTGTCTTCATGTCACGAAGACGGTAACGGCGACCTGATCGATCTGATATACCATAAGCATGTTTGCCACTAGCGTATGCCATTAGACCCTCAGATAACTTAAACTAGGCTGTAACTTCAAAGGTGTTCGACCTTGATCCTCGTCCGCTGCACGTTGGAACTCTTCCTCATATACCGTCTTCAACAACTGAATACGGTCTGGTGCTCGTTTCATCGCCATGTAGTAAGCTAACCCCGCCACCATACAAGGATAAAAACGAAAAGGCATGTCAGTAGTATTAACAAGAGCGTCAGCATCTTCTATTCTTCGTACATAATAATAACGAATTTGATCAGTAGAGTTTTCAGGAGTAGACCACAGATACATCACAGGAGTAATCTGTCGATCTAACCAAAACTGACTTGGTCTACCTTGAGTAGATTTGTTTGGAAGTGTTGCGTAATCACCGCGACTAATACGTTCTATCTCATAGTCTGTGCTATCACGACGAACAACCACATCCAAAACATCAACTATATCTGCTGCTAACGTATAAGAAGAAGTGCCTTGTGTGACGGTAAAATCAGCTTCTTTCACCGTCCACAAGTTGAGACCACGATTAGCCCAGTCTGCAAACATCAGATTCATAGACCTACGAGCCGTCTTAGCATCATACCCCGTGCGAACTTCTAGTCCACACCTCTCGTATGCTTCTTCGATTACCTCTGCTACATCGAGGTTAAAGTCTCTTGAACCTGAAGTTGCCATTAGTGATCAGTCCCCATCTTTAGTCCAGACATCTGGACATTAGTGTTACATCCACCAACTTTTCCGCCGTGACCAAACTTAACCTCGCCACCACGCATCATTTTAATTTTATTGGGATCTTTTCCCATTTTTTTAACCACGGCAGGAGCTTCTTTAGCTAAAGCTGCTAACCCTGGTTCTTTGGATTTGCTAATCGATTCCATCACTTCTTAGCCTTTACCTTACCGCCGCGCATCATTTTTACGGGCTTGGCTTTCACCGCGCCGCCGCGCATCATTTTCTTTTTGGCTCCAGTTTTAACTGAACCACCACGCATCATTTTCTTCTTACCGCGCATCATTCCTGGCATATCAAGCACTCCTTTTTCTACGCATTAAAATATGACGTTTGTAATCGTCAGGGTCGTAATTCTTATAATAACCTAGTTTTTCAAGTTTTGCAGCAGCATTTTCAAGTTCACTCCAACGCTGTACAAATACTACCGCTTCTTCTCCCATATAAGAAAGGAGCCATAGATCTAATTTGGATTCTGAAAAAAAGTTATTTAGAGTCATGCATTGTTTTTCTAAAGTCTCATAATCATCTGAATACTCGTAGTCAAAAAACATACAAACTTTATGTTTATTTTTATGAAAACTTGCACACTCGTGCAAAACATCAGACCACAAGTTATGTGTGATGACGGTCTTTACTTCGTTTTTTACAAAAGCTTCCAAAGCAAAAGGGCACGAAGCAACACCGTTGTTGTACTCCGATGGTTTTGCTAATTCTTCTGCCCACTCACGAATCAAAATACCCTCACTAAACCACCAGTGGCTTTTTTATTCTTCCAACTAATTCTTTTTGATGACTTCTTTTTCTTTGCAGCAGACGTGCATTGTGCCATAGTAGGGCGACAGGCAGGATAACTCCGTCGTTTTTCTCCTTTTTGGCGACCACAGGGCTTGCCTGTCTTACAGTCCACCCACCCTTTACCATCGTTTTGACCAAACCATTCTCGTAAAGAGTTTTTCTTTTTCTTAGCCATCAGACTATCTTTGTCCTCTTGCGTCTAGATTCCTCAACTTGTCCGCACCCCGAAGCTATCATGCCTCCATCTGTATAACGATTACGAGCCGGACGTTTGGGATTATCTACCGCTGCAATCAAACCACCAGTGGCTTTCTTAGTAGAGTTTCCCCAGTTTTTTGCGCCCACCTTGCGGCACTTTGATAACGCCCCCGAAGCGTAAGCGGAGGGCCATACCTTGTAACGGCTTTTTACTTTGTGATAACAAGCGTCTTTTTTGGTTTTCTTTTTTGCCATTAGTTATCCTCTTTGATGGAGGCTTGGATACTTGGAATGAGGTTTGTGCCCTGCTTATCAAAACTAAACTGCCTTTCTTTTATGTCTTCAACAGCATCAACAAGGTGATCTATTTTAACATCCATGACCTCTGTTCTTTTATCAACCGATATAAGAGTAGAAACCATCCATGCTACACCACCAGTTCCTAATGTTACAACCGCGCCTAACAATAGTGTTTGTACTGTTTTACTCATCTTACTACCACATTTTGCATGACCAGTATCTGGCCTTTAGTTTATCCAATGTACCTTTGTCACAACCATGACGGGCGCGAAAAGACTTACGACGTTTTGGGTTTGATTTCTTAATAGTCATATTGGCGTCCCCGAATCTGACTATCTTTTCTTTACCCTTGTCACATGCTTTTACAACAAACTTTTTACCACCAGAAACCTGACGTTTTGGCTTGTTGCACTTCATTTTATCTTTATCGATCTTAGCCATCTTATCCTCAGAAAAAACGGCGGCTTTTACACCGCCGTTGCTTTAACCAAAGAATCCAGTGATTGAATCAACATTGGTGAGCGTCACATGACACTCATCGCTAAAAATCATACCATGATCTGGAATAGTAATCTGGTTATCATCACTCGTGTGAAACACCATGGACAATAACGTTGCACCACTCGAACCATTCTTGAACACAACAGCGGGGGAGCCACTAGAAGCAGTCTTTACATAAAACGCTTTTAACCTAGTTCGACCACCCTGTAATGTGCCAGTCGCCGTAGCTGTCTTTGCAGAAATAGAAGCAGCCATAATGCCCTCCTATTAGCCAAGGTTATTGTTTTGAGCATACAAAATAGTAACGCGAACTTCACCCGCACTTGTTGCAGCAGAGTTAGTTACCGTTAAACGAATGTCCGCTGTTCCAGTGTCTTCCCACGCTAATGCCGCACCTGCTTGAGTAGTCGGATATTTACGACCCGCAGTTGTTCCAATAGCAAATGTGTTAAGGATAGATGTTGCACCGCCAACGGTGTCTCCAACACTCAAATTAGTAGCTCCACTTGCCGCTGTAATAACGTCAATCACACAGTCAATTATCTGAGAGTTTGCAGGAATAACTACCGATGTAGTGTCTGCTGCAATCGCACCATTTGATAGATCCGCTGCAAATGTCTGAGACATTACAACTTGACCGACGTTTGCAACGTCGCTTCCAAGAGTTGTACCAGTAGTATTTCTGATTGTTCCCGCTTTAATCGGGCCTGAAAAAGTTGTTGTACCCATGTCTATCTCCTGTCTTGGGTTAGTCAGCCGCACCATACGACTGTCAGGGATAAACTAAGTGTACAGAACTTTTAAACAAAAAGAAAGGGGCAACCGAAGTCGCCCCTATCACGGAGGAGGTAGTTCCTCCTTATATCACAGTTTACGCTCCAGGTGAACCGAATACACAACGTGGATCTGAGAATCCAAAGCTGTAACGCTCACGAGCTTTAAAGCGCATGTTGCCTGTGTCGAAGTCTGCTTCCATGTTAGTGGATAGCGGAGTACGCTCAAAGTGGATCATTCCACGAGGAGCATCTGTCATGATAAAGAACGCATCAGGATCTGTTAGGAAGTCGTTGACGGCATAACCATCAGGCAACATACCCATAGATCTTAGTGCGTTTGTATCATTGTCCGCTGTACCAACACGAAGGTTAGATACCATCAGACGTTCTGCAACAAATTGCAACTGACGTGGGATGATTAGTTTCAAACCACGTAATGCAACTTTAAGACCACGCTCATCAACAAAACCTGCAATGTTGATCAAAGCATCTTCAAGAGATGTTTCGTTCAAGTCAGCAGCAGTTGCAGGTTCGTTGGCAAACGTGCCACCACTTGTAAGTGGGTGGTTAGTCGCACATAAAGCAACGCCGTCACCGCCTGCGGATGCGCCTGCGGTAAATGCATTGTTAAGAACCGCAGCGGCCTTAACTTGCTTTGTGTGTGCCATTGAACGAGCCAACGCACGAGTATAACGTGAACCAAGACGATCATATAGATTGTCTTCGATAGCTTCCTCAGTAATTGAGAATGCCAACGCTATTGTTTCGTGGTTGTAACGAGCAGTGTATGCTTCGTTAGCGTCGTCAAAGTTTACTGCGCCACCTTCTGATTTAGTTGGTGCCGCTCCGAAACCAGACAACATCACTTCCTCTTCGAATGCTCGATCAGAAGATTCTGTTGTATAGATCTCTGCATGTTGGTTTTCGTACCGATTGTACTCCATACCAAACAAGGCGTTGAGACCTGGTTCCAACTCTTTCGCTAGTTGTGCGCGAGATATAGCCATAAGTCAGTCTCCTTATACGCCAGTAGTCGATGGAGTTCCGGCTACAATCGCACCATTTGGTGAATTGAAGCTGTTATTCAATCGAACAATTAAAGGAATACCCGCAGCTGTGAAGTCACTGTTCTCAGGATCATCTTGAATACCGATGATACGGAGATGCAATGCAGCTGTGGCAGCGATTGTGCTAACACCCAACTTAGCTGATGAGATACCAGTGGTTGTTGAACCAGAAGCACCCGTAGCAAAGTTTGCGTTTGCGAACACATGTCCTCGTGCAGTTGCTTCGCTAGTTAGTGAAGCGTCTGAACAGATAACAAATGTCTGCATTGGGTTGTCATACACGAAGGCTTTGACGGGAAAGTTAGAATCCGCGCCAGAACCGGGCCAGTAATTAGAAAATATTTTCTCACCAGTAGTGGACGAAACGTACTCACAACCCCAGAAGACACCTACAAGACCTACAGAGCCACCCGCAGCCGCGCCAACAACGTCAATAAAGCCAGTTGATAGCGGGATTACAGGAGAACCTTGATAGATCGCGTTAGTGTTTCCAGAGGCAATACGATACTCGGTCGCACCAGTAGTGTTAGCAGCCTGACCGACTACTCCAATCGGACGAAGTCCGAATGCACCGTTAGTGTTTGCCATAGTAGCAATCCTCTATATTAATCGGAGTCGCGTTCACGGCCTCCGAAGGTTACACGACTTTGCCGACTTGAATTTATCGGCATTGAAGGATGTTGTTCCTTCATCAAGTCCTGATCCACAGCAGTCATTTGTTCGCGGGTTCGGCCCCCGTAATACACGTTTCTTTCATGCGCTGTCTCTTCAGGTATACGACACAACATCAGTCCGCCTTGTCCAATCACTCCCTGATATTTGCCATCATCGATGACAGGAGCTTCATAGTGTGGATACTCATCTGCACGGACGGGTTCCCATCCTTCACGTAGCTTGGCGTGGACGTTCATTTTGTCCTCCTCACCACGCATAGAGATTCGAATCCAACGATGCACAAAACCCTCTGGGGCTTCAGGTGCTTCAAGGTGACTGGGCGGTGCCCATGGTTTTCTGCGCGTTTCAGTTTCGCGAGTCTGACTCTTTCGAGAAGTTCTTGTTTCAGTCATATTGTTACTCCTTCACATATTTAGCGTATTCTTCAAGAGGTACGCCCAGTTTCTTCGCAATAGCGACCTGTGAATGCGATAACTTGACCGACCTGCGCCCCTGTTTATTACTGCGGGATGCGGAGGAACTAGCAGAAGCGACCTGGCTTCCTCCACCCGATTTCTTAGCCGTTTGAAACTTATGCGGGAACTCTTTCCGCATACGGCTATCAACCTCACTATAATACTCTTCGGTGTTCGGGTCAAACCCCTCTTCTTCAGTAAGTTGATTATGAAGTGCAAATGCCGCAGCTGTCATAATTTTGTCTTCACCGAACCAAGTATTTTTGTCTTTCCACGCCATAGCACGAGGGTCTGGCTGTGCTTGCTGTTGTACAGGTTGTTGTTGCGCTTGCTGTTGTACAGGTTGTTGAGGCTGTGCAACTTGTGCTTTTGCTTGCTGTTCTGCACGGAGTTTAGCGGTATTGTACCGCTGTGTTTCTACCGCAATATTAGACAGAGCTTGTTGAGCCTCTACCATTTTATCACTGTCGCCTGCGTCGTAGGCTTCTTTGTACGCACGTTTTGCGGCTTCAGTTTGCGACTGCAAGCGTGTGCCATACTCAGACAAATACCCTGTATCCAAAGCCTGAACACGCGACTTTAACTTTTTGTTTTCTTCAAGAAGTTCTTGAGAAACCCTAAGTGCTTCGGCCTTGTCTCGCTCTTCTTGACGGTACTTTTCCGTAAGTTTTTTGATTCGGCTCTGTACGCCCTTGCTGTACGAATCTAGTTCCTCATCACCAGTTTTAGCTTCTGGTTCAGCTTCTGGTTCAGCTTCTGGTTCAGCAGCCTTTACTTTTTCTTCTTCTTGCTGTGGTTCTTCTACAACAATCTCTTCTTCAACTGTTTCGGTTTCTTCTGCCATATCTACCTCTTAAACATGTTTAATATCATCAGGCTCAAGGATCGTAGCAATGACTTCATCGTCATTGATTATACGAACCTCCCCGCCATCTATCTTGAATCGAGATCCAGAGTAACGACCAATGCATACCCATTGACCTTCCTTGCACCACGGCTCACTGTCTGGCCCAAACTTGCTTGGGTCTTTGTAAGCCAACGGTCCAACCTTCATCACGTATGCTACGGTTGTAGCCACGGATTCACGTTCTCGCACTTCATCAGGAATGTATAGGCCACTCGCAGTTTTAGCTTTACCCTGATACGGCATAACTAAAACCCGCCAACCAGTTGGTTGCGGGAGTCTTTCGAGTAACGGTTTGTCTAAGAGGGACGGGTCTAGTACCCGTTCTTTAGCGTCAACATATGCGCCATCCAAAGCAGAAGAGCTTTTAGCTTCTTCTTTTTCTTTGTTCATTTTCTGCGCAACGTGGTCAGGAAGATATAAGGTCTTCGACATCGTCTACGTTTTTCTCCAGCAGGGACTTGATTTCTTCTCGAGCAAAAGAGAGTCCCCGTATCTCTCCTACCGTCATTTTGTATTGCTCCCAGTCCTTTACGGCTCCGTTTGCAAGAGCGGCGGACAAATCATTTTGCCGCTCCTCTAATTTCTTATACAAATATTTCGATAAGTCAACAACATCCATTATAGATTGTCCCTGTATTCTTCTTGTGTGCTAGATGTTATTGGACCACCAGATACCCAAGCATCACACACTCTGTTTGAAGCACACTTAAATTTTAAAAACTGACAGTATCCGAGATCCCCTGCATCAACACTGTCATAAGGGTCAGCAACCCCTCCTTCTCCAATTCCTTCAGCTATACAATCAAGCATCTCAGGGGTTTGATTAAACGCCGCACAATTTCCGCAACGACTATCTAAAGCAGCCTCCATGTCTGTGTTAAAAGTATTTGCTATTTCTTTCCAAAAATCATCGTTTACCCCTGTATCATCTAAACCAGGGTTTAAAGGTCCGTATTTATACTCATCGATTGCTGTTTGTCTGTTTTCAATATTTAGCTCAATGTCTTGGGTGGGGAGAGGGCAAGAGTTGCCGCTTTCATCTGCCTCAATTTCATCCACTGGCATTCCATCTGGTAGGATGGATATCATAATATTAACCATTGGTGTGCCTTTCTTTTAACTTAACCATTTGTAAATTTTGTGAGTTTCTTCTCTACGGTGTTTTAAACCATTGTAACCGCCATTTATTCTTTTTGTTAGGCGCTTAATTGTGTCGTCATTAACACCCTCGTCACAAATTTCCCAAAGATCATTTCTTTTAAAAAACCAGAGTGCACTCTCCATTGGGTACTTTGTAGCTACAAGATCAGGATCTTTCATTACCTCTGGCAGGTTCATGTCATTAGCGAACATCGCATAATTTTCTTTAAACGTGCATTGCAAAAAACCTCTGCCACGCCATAAATACCCCTGCCCATTGTTACCATAACGGTGCCCGTAAACACGGTCAGCTAACGCCTGTGGATTACGAGCACAACTCTCAGCTTCACTTTCTGTTTTAAAGTATTTACCAAAAACTTTAAGGATAGCTTCTTTAGAATAATTTAAGTTTTCTTCAACATACCTAAACGTGCCGCTTTCGTGCACAAGTTGTCCAAGAAAATGAGCACCACGTTCTGGATTTAATACATAGTGGTGACAAATCTTTTTTGCAGTGTTCGGGCCAAACGCACCATCAGGGGTGGCTCCGATCTTTTCTTGTAGATTTTTTAGTGCTTCACTCATTTACAACCTCTTTTGATCCACAAACACGTTCATACACCATATCATCGGTGTAAGCTTCTGCCCATTTGTTTTCAGTGTAGGTACAGAAATACCACAGATCATTCACGTCCGCATTTAAAAGATCTATGATGTCTTGTTGCGCTGAAGTTTGTCCTTGAAGGTGTTCGATATCGTGAACGATGTTGCTAATGTACCACACCAAACCAACTAATTGCACCGCCATAGCAAAAACTAAAGCTACTGGTATCTTTAGATCACCCATTGTTACCTCTTAAAAAACTTTTGTATTCCCCTGACACCAAACGATGCAGAGATTGCTATGCCCAAACTGTAGAAATACCAGTCTGGTGCTTTTGAAAGCTGTTCAAACCCGCGATCAACCCAACCCTCTGCACCTGGAATCCAACATAAAATTAATGGAATACTTAAAATAATTACAAAATATTCGTCCTTCCAACTCGATTGAGAACCCTGTGCCATAATGCGTTCCCAGTCAGCGACTGAAGTTTCTTTACTAAGCATGATCTTAGCTTTGGCTTCTGCCTCTGTAAGTTTTAACTTTGCACTGGCAGCTTGTGCTTGTGACTTTGCATCGAGCCAACTTCCTGCTAAATTAGCTATCGGTCCTATTAATGATTGTAGCATTATTCTTCCTCCATCTTAATGCTAGTCTTTTTGCTTTCAGCCTTCGCGCTATACGCATTGAATCCCATAAAAGCTGCGACCACACCAGAGGCTGCGATTACATATACACTCGCTATGTCTGTGATTAATGTTGCTGCTTTGTCAAAGCCTAAGACTGAAGCAAGCAAAATAATAAACGGATAAATCAACATTCCTGCCAACGCAAAGCCTGTAAATCTGCGCTCTGCATTACGTTTAAGATCTCGATCAATCATCTCAAGTCTTCTATCTTCCAGAGCAATCTTGTTCCACTCTGCTTTCTCTATAACGCCGTTGTTATTAAGATCTGCTTTCTCAAACTCTGTCATTTCTTTGACCTCGCGTGTGCTATGGCAACCCGTTTATCCGTGGTTATTATAACCACTTTTCCATTTTTGTCATATACAATGTATTTTCCACGACGCTCAACTAATATCACCGTTCAATTTTTATACACACCACTTTAGAATTTTGATTAGTTACCAATACTTTAGCTTCTTTTTGTGCTTCTTTACAGGCTTCTTCACTGGAATAACTGCCAACATGGTAATGGTCAAAATTACCACTAACCATTTGCAACCAGAGCAATACCCACATCACCAACGCCCCTGCCATTGACCCAACAGATAAAACCCAATGAATAATATCCCACCACTAACCGCAAATATTACGGCACCAATAGCAAAATTAATCATCGCATCTATTTGAGCTTGCTTTCTGTATAACTCGTCCTTGCGTCTTTTACGCATACTAGCTTCAATAGCCAAGACTTCGTCCCAAGCGGACTTCCCATAATGCCAAGTGATGTGCTCCTTTATTTCAGAGCGCATTTGCTCCATCTTCTTTTTATTAGCAAAAATTTCAAGAGCAGTTTCTTCGTCAGAACCTTTAAACGTCTTCTTCCAAAACGGAGGATTCTTCTCCCGCTCTTCTAAATTGGTAAAGTCAGAGAAAGCTTTGCCCCATTGGGAAAGCTGTCCCGTCATCTCTTGTAAGTCCTTCCCCGCTCCGATAGCACCCTTGAGCGCCTTAAACGCCCCTGTCGCTAACGCAACGCAAGATACGGGATCCATTATCCCCTCCGTTGAACCGCCTGACGTTGCACGTCAATGCGTTCACGATTTACATCATTACGATTCTGGGCAATTTCTTCTTGACTCTCCATACGAGCAGCATCTGTGGCGGCACGTTGCTGCATTTTCTGTAACTCAATCAGCAACTGACCTTGATCGTCTTCTTTCTTACGCTGCAAGTCTTCCTGCTTCAGTGCAAGCTCTTGCATACGGATCTGAACCAGAGGATCATCCATAGGGCTGTTACCCGTTGGCAACAGTCCAGGTAAAACTTCAGCCATAAGTTTTTCCATTTGCAATGAAATCAACGACTCCATCTGCGCCGGATCCTGCATATCTTGCTGTACTTGCATGATCTGCTGCTGTGCAGCCTGCGGATCTATAGCTCCACTTTGCGCTGCAAGTTCTGCTTGAGAGATTATGCTTTGTATCTCTTGCATGACCATATTTCTCGCTTTCTGAGAAACGTGTTCCATGATATGTGAGTAGAACGTACCCATAACTTGTGGCGAAGTCATGACAAGTGGTGTCTTCATAAACGCCATGTGTATACGGATGTGTATATCGTGATCTTGCTCTGGGAACGTATTTAAGATCTCGCCCATCAACGCACGGGCATTCTCAATGGCGGGGTCAAGTGGCTGCGGCTGCGGAGGTGGGGGTAGTATCTCGTCGATATTCTGGACTTCGAGCGCCTGATACATCCTACGATATGCCGAGTGCAGATTGTGCAACTGAGGGTTAGATTGCGCAAGCTGCAACTGAGTCTGAGCCAACGTAACACGCTGCGCCATTGAGAATATATTCGGATCGCTGACAGGGATGACATCCACGCGGTTGTCAAAGTCCTCCGCCTTGATCATACGGTTACCACCCTCAACCTCATACGGGTACTCTGGTGGTAAGTTATCTCTGAAGATTCGTGCTAATACGCGGAACTCCTGCCGTTGCGAATAGTGCAACCGCTTGTGTATCGCTGACATGACTTTCATGCCGCGCTCTAGCATAGCCACTGTAGTGCCCACAGGAGCCGCTGTGTTGCCGTCTCCCGTTTGTTGGTCTGCTAGTGAGACAAAACGTCTTCCGCCCTCTATGAGTGCTCCTAGAAGCTGTGCGAGGGTTCCTGATGGTTCTTTATACGGTAGCGGTATAATCGCATCCCGTATGTTGCCACCCGGTGCATCGATATCCCGCCACTCACCCGGTTGTAACGGCTCGTCATCATTGCGAACCCTTACGCCCCTAGCCTTGAATCCTGCCGGGAGGTTAGCAAGTGTACCCGCATCGATTAACTGTCGAAGGATACTCGTTGCCGCACGACCAAGACCACCAATCATGTGGATCAGACCAAAGCCATAAAAGCCCAGACCTGGCATAAACTTATAGTGTACAAAATATTGTGTCTTCTTTGCTAACCCTGTGCCCTCTTCAAAGTTACGGCGGATACCAAGAACCTGTCCTGACCCCTCGTCAATCGTAACAATGTAAGGAAGTGCAATCCCTGTTGGCTCTCCGTTTGGACCCATGTCCTCAAAACCCTCAATGTCTAAATCGACATGCATTTCAAGAATCGTATAGATCTCATCAGTGTATGTTCGAGACGTACCTTGTATCTCGTCTACCTTTTGACGAACCTCGCTTTCGTCATCATCATACTTGCTTAACTCTACTTCCCTGTAGAATCCTGCGATCTGCATCTTGCGAACTTCATTCGCATCCATGCGAAGAACATGCGTAACACGAGAAGCAGTCGCCAGATCCGATGCAGCATAAGGTACAACCAGATCCTGCGCCGGAATGAATTTAGATACAGCCCTTTGTTTCGCTTCGTCAAAATAAACTTTCTTAAATGTAGAACCAGACAACGGTAAATAGAATAGCAATTGATCCATGTCTGGATCAAACTCTTCCATGACCTCCATGATTTGATAGTTCATGAAGTTCTTTACACGACTAGCTTGTTCTTCTCTTTCTGCGTCTTGTAAACCCAAGACTTGTGTCTTTACTGGACCACCAGATGGTAATAGTTCTTTGTAAGCCTGTGCTTGAAACTGTGTGACACTCTCTGCAATCAGCGGGTGCGTGACCCCAGAAGCCCCTTCAAACGGCTGACTACGCTCTTCATGCTTGACACCAAGCTGATCCAAACCTTTTGTATACGTCTCTTCCCACTCAGAACGAGATTCCAAATCTTCTTCGTAAGATCCACGAAGATCCGACGAAAGTTCCCCAAGATACCCATCATCTAATAACTCCGCTAAGTTTGCGTTATGCGGAACCTCTGGTTCTTGTTCCGCGCCCATAATCGCTTCAGCCAAGGCTTGCACCATTGCGCCACCCTGACCGTCTGGTATGACTTCTGCCCCTCCATCAAAGGTTTCAGGCTGTGGTACTGACACATCTACCGATGCATCTGTCGGTAACATGTCTTCAGGTCTTATTCCTGTATCTACAATCGGTGGCAATGCCATTAGTAATACTCCCGTTTAGGACGGTACTCGTCGTGTTCATCGTTTTCTCCTTGCAGAGATATAAATCCGCCCTGCCGAAAACGCATTAGTGCTAACGTCATACTATCACAAAAGTCATCATGATCGCCATTAGGAAATGAAACTACTTCTTCTATAACTTCGTCAGCAAATTTTTTGTCTATTGGTGCCCATACTACACCTGCTTCGAACAATGGTGCAACCATGTGCATTCTAGTTATTTTATCCTTACCTTTGCCAGGTGAGAAGCCAAGTGCCGGAATACCGCGTAGCCGCAACTCGTCAATGAGCGGTGTACCCGTCGCTTTCGCTTCGACCACAACCATGTCTGGCTCCCAGTATTCGTGTTCTTCATACGCCACCTCTTTAAGTTCAGGAAAATTCCACCGCCCTCGCCGTGCGTCCATCAAAATCAGATTATCTGCCCCACCTTCGTCTGGTTCAAACACGCCCCATGTCGTAATTGCGCTGTAATCGGCGGATTCTTTCTTGGAAAACGCCGTATCGTAGGACTGTATGATGTATTTTACAGGGGGAATCTCTTCTTTCTCCCACGGTTGCCACCAATCCCGCTTGATAATCGCAGAATCTGAGCTTGTCGGCGTTTGTTGCCACTGTGCATTCCATTTTTGTACAGGCAATGACGCTTTGATGGACAACAATGCGTCTTTTTCCCAGAACTCAGGCCACAATGGTTCGTCTGAGGGCATGATTGCAGGAAATTCTACGACTTCCCACTGATCTGCCATGATATCACTGCCCTGCGCAGCTAACAAACGGCCTGTTAAGTCCTTTTTTCCCCATCGAGTCATAACAATTATGATCGCACCACCCGGTTGGAGACGCTGACGGGGGCCAGAAGTGTACCATTCATACGCATTGTCGAATGCGCTTTCGCTCAGAGCGTCCTGTTCCGAATGAGGGTCGTCAATGACGAACAAGTCCGCACCGCGACCAGTAACCGCAGCCCCAACACCCGCCGCAAAATACTCACCACCTTTGTCGGTTTGCCATTTTCCCGCCCCCTTGTTGTCTTCTTTCAGATTAGTATCAGGAAAGATGTCTTTATATTGTGGATCGTCTATAAGGTCTCGAACCTTGCGTCCAAAACGTACCGCCAGTTCTGTATTGTGCGTGGCCTGAATGATTTTGAGCTTCGGATTGCGCCCCAAAAACCATGCAGGCATCAAAAAACTTGCAAATTCAGACTTAGAATGACGCGGTGGCATGTTGATGATCAGCCGTTTGAGCTTTCCTTGCGCCACTTGTTCCAGTTTTTCTGCGATAATTCGGTGATGTCGCCCTTCAATGAAGTTCTCATACACATGATGAGCAAACGGCATGAATTTTTCAGAGGCTTGTTCCCTCAAATCAAGCCGTTTCTTGGCCTCGGTTAAAGCCAGAATCTCCTTTAAGGCTTCTTCTGGTAAGGTTTGTAAGTTCATGCGCTACGTGTTGTTGGTTTCACCCGACTTCTTGAGGTTGTAGTTCTGGTTCTAGTGCGTGATCTAGGTAGCTGACGGCCTATGTTACCCGCCAAACCTGTTGTGGCTGTGCGTCCTACACCATATGTTCTACGTCCTGTCGTGGTTGTAGCTGTGGTTATCTTTTCACACATGATGCCATCAGGAGTTTGTACTTCTTGATACCCCTCTGGACACTCTGTGATTGTGTTACCATCATCATCTGTTTTAGTAACTGGCGGAATCAAAACAACTGGTGGTTCTTCTGGTGGATCAACCGTTACCACTGGTGGTTCTTCTTCTGGTGGCTCTGGTGGCTCGTCTACATCAACCTCAATCAAAGGTTTCACATCTACTGGAGGTGTTACCGTTACAGGAGGTTTTGGAGTTGTGTCCTGATCTGTTGGTGGCAAGGAAACTACCGTGCCGGTTTCAACTTCAGGAGTTGTGTCCGTCTCAGTCACTGCTTCTATATCTATCGTTACACCAGTGTCTTGATCTGGGGTGACCTCAGTAGAAATCTCTGGCCCGAGGATCTCTCCCTCTAGACCACCAACCTCTCTTGCTGAACCATCGTCGTCAATAATAACCTCAGTACCCGTTGCAGCAGGAAGTGTGTCCCCGTCTCCAACCTGAGTGATCTCAGACCCAAAATGAATGTTATTAGGGTTGTCGTTGGTAGAATTGTAAATTTCAATAGGACTCTGCCCTGATTCTGGAGTATTTGAATAAGTGATCTCAGTACCAGGGACAGGATCTCCTGCTTTATTAGGACCGTAGTCTTTAGTGAAAACCAACTGAGCTTTGTCCGTAGTCCCTGCAACAGGCGTAAACTGATACAGTCCAGGTTCGCCTTGTTGAAATAAGGATCCAAACTTTTGTTTGTCTTCGTTTGATACAAAGATTGTTTTGCCGCTTTGTGGTTGTTGTACAAAATCACCACCTTCTTCGTCAGGAGCACGGTTTCTAACCGTGGTTCCATCTGCCGTAACAGTATAAGTAGAACCACGGGCTGTCGTAAATGTCGTGCCTGTTGGAGCAGGTTGATTAGGATTATTGTCTTGAGCAGCGGCAGCGGCAATACCCTCTGGAAGACTAGATGTATCAATGTCTGGTCTTGAACCCAGTGTTAAGGATCCAAGACCCGCAACATCAATGTCTGGTATATTAGGAGCTTTTGGTGCCGATGGCATAACTGGAGACGTATCCGTTCCCGCAGGTAGAACTGGTTGTCCAGGTGCTCCCGCAACATTAAACGTAGGTAACGACGGAGCAGCGGTATCTATCTCTGGTGCTCCAAACGGTGTGGTTACTTCATCAAATACCTGTATCGCATTTGCAAGGTTCTCACCTTTATCAACCACAGTTGTACGTCCTGTCTCATTGTTACGCAGTAACGTGTCCCCATTCGGTAAAGTCTCTACGGCAATGTTGCTTCCACCGCCAATACCTGTCGGTTGATCCATCAGATCAGAAGGTGTCTCGCTTCCAACGTTAATCGGGAAAGTCTGACCTCCAAGCGTACCAGTCGATGCATTCACAGCCATGCTGCTCAAGTCGTTCATCGACAACCCAGTCGCCGCCTGCAAATTAGTCATGACCTCTGGAGAAATGGTTCCCGTTTCTCTGATCTGGTTTTCTATAATCTCCTGCGCTGCCATCACATCGAGCGACGTTGCCATCGGGTCAAGTGCCTGCGGCCCCTCTAACAATCCTGCAACTTTGTCTTGCTCTATGTCATATGCCGTTGGGACATTAGATTCAGCAAGCTCACCCGCTGTTGGTGAAAGATTAGGATTAAACACGGTAGGTGCCGTGGTCATAGCTTCTGGCTGAGTTGAAACCGCTGTCTGATTTGCAGGGGCAACCGCAAACGATGCTACCCCTTGGGTTCCCGCAGCTTGTTCCATGGCTGCTTGGTTACCTAACGCCGAGTCTTGAACAAATCTTCTTTGACTCGCTGTCTGGTTTGTACCAACAAATGGACTCACAACTGCACCTGTAGAACCCGCAAGAGCTTCAGTTGTTGCTGCACCCGCTATGTTTCTTGTTGGGTCAAAGTCTGTACCCAATGCGCTATTTACCGCGCTAATAGCCGTGTAGCTTTCAAAAGCTCCTTGACCTCCTTCTACACCCGCTCTTTTTGCTCCTTCTTTCGCAAGACCAGTGAATCCTCCCTTTGGCCCAGGAATAAAGGCATCTACCGCACCTGAAGCCATTGTTGCCAAGTTTGCCGGAACTCCTCCTACATCAGCGGAGTAAGAAAGATTCTTCAATACAGCCAGTGCGTTGTCAACATTCCCATCTTGAGCTTTTAATGCTTTCTGGAACATTGGGTTGTTGTCTAACTGACCTGCAACATAAGCGTTATCTATTTGATCAGAGATTCCTGCTTCGAGTCCTGTAAGCTGCTCACCCGCGTTGATAACAGCGGAAAGCCCTCTTGTATAAGGATTCAAAGACATAAGGATGTCGATCCCTGTGTCAGCAAGCCCTTCACTTGCACCTAGATTAATTGCACCCGAAACTGCGTCTCCACCTCTAAGCTGTTGACCTGTATCCGCACCTACAAAGTTAAGATCGCTAAACCTATCCCCAGTAAATACACCAGATTGTCCGGGTTGAAGTACATCCTCAAGTTTGTCCGCAACAGCCCCAAAACCACTTGCAAGTAAGTTCGCACCTTGAACACCCGCGCTAGGGTCTCTGGTTAAATCTTGAGAAAGAATACGATCTACTTGTTGTTCCCTTGGCATAAGGTATTTGTTTATTTCGTCACCGATCATGAAAAAAGGGTTAGTTATTCCAGAGCCGCTGAAATTACTAAGAGGTGCTGTGTTATAAAAGTAGTTACTCGCACCTTGGATTCCTTCTTGGATGTTTCTGGGGACACCCACAGCAACATTCGAAAAACCATCTACAAGTGCAGGAGTCACGTCATCCTGAAAAGTTAAAGCTTTGTATATATCTGAACCTAAATCAGTAGCATAGTTTCCTATAGTTGAAAGAATCCCTGCATCTGCTACTTGAGTCGTAGGCAAAACAGATGCATTCATCACAGCGTCTTCACCACCCGCCGCTGCTATTTTATCTCTCTCATACGCCGTAGCTTTTAAATATTCATTTGGTTCTAAGTCTACGCCTGAGTTCTTCAATGAAACGAGCATCTCCATCTCAGGATCTACACCGGGTTGATATGTAAATGTAGGTGCCGCTGAATCTGGACCGCCGCGCCCCGCTTCACCCTGACTAACCGCGAAGTTTGTCGGATCAGGTGCAGGGGGTTCTGGTGCAGAAGGTTCTGGTTGCTCACGTAATAGATCGTTAGCCACGCCCGTCTGCGTAGAATCATAACTCACAACAGGATTGTAATCCGTTACCCCAACTTGATCCGCGTAACTGTCACTGGCTCCAGTAGTACCTTCCGTTACTAGATTAAGTAGATTCCCATCTGTTGCCGAACCTGCCGATCCCGCAAACGCTGTACCCTCGTTCAACGAAATGTTCGCAATCGCTTCCTTGGTGTTCTTGTCCGATGTACCACCCATCTTAACATCGGTGCCCAAACCCGCATTCTTATTCGCACCCGTATATACCCGCGTCAACGCATTGGTGTTAGGATTCTGCTTCCACTCAAAACCATCCCCCGCATACTGACCCGTCGCAGATACAGAACCTAAACTGGTGCTTCCATCAGGTAACGTGTTCCCCGCGCCTACGCCGCTCGGTTTGTCATCCTTGTCGCTACTGCTACTACTTCCACCGCCACCGCCGTTGTCATCATCACACCCAAATGCTGCGCAGTTCCATAACTTATAACGATCAACTATGCTAAACATATTAATTCTCCAAACGGTAGTTTGCACCTACCATACTATATCCGCGCTTTTTCATCAAACGATCAAACGCCTCCATGTTTACACCCGTGCTAATCCCAATACGAAGCTCCGAAACCCCCTTGGATTTAGCCCAGTCCTCAAATGCATCTAATAAATGTAACCCGAGCCGTGATCCTCGATACTCCGGCACAACAAACCACGCAATGTCCCCCGCAACTAATTCGTCACTAAAATAATACTTGCTAACGTACCCACCAATCATACCACAAGGCTTATCCCCCTTCATGGCTATAATTCCAATGCGATCTGGATCATCCATGTAACGCTTGAATGTCTCAAACAACCGCCTGTCGCTAAACTCTAAATGTGAATACGAACCCTCTTCATGCATCATCCGACCTAAATCACGCAATGCATCGAAGTCTTCCCCCGTAATCTCCCGATACTCCGTCTCAATCTTTTGTAGCACGATACAAACTCTCTATACCACCAGGGGTCGAATACCTCTTAATGTTTCCTAAACCCGGAATCCCCGCCCCACTCAACGGACTCATCCGACCACTTCTTCCAAATCTCTGAATACGAGGTGGAGCTTTCAATGGCAACTTCTTCTTCGGAGCTAACAACTCCTCAATGCCCTTGCTAATCGCATCCATCCCCTTCTTGTCCTCCGCCTGCGGTACAAGACCCGTGGGCCGTGGTTCAGGTTTCGTCTGAACTTCCTTCCCACTCAATACCTCCGCAGCGTACTTCTTTGCATCACTAGACGACTTATCTTGATCCACGTTCCCCGCACCACCGTTATACGCCATCAATGCCTTGGTATAATCCCCGTTATAATACTCAATCAATGCACCCAAATACTCCGCACCAAACCGTAAGTTGTCAACAGGATCACTCCGATCCTTGATTGGCGTTACACCAAACCCAGGATTCATACCCGTTGCAGCCATAATCTGCGTATATCCAACCTCACCCGCAGATCCCTTCGCATTAGGATTCCAACTGCTCTCCTTCGCAATCAACCTATTAAATATCTCTGGATCAACACCATACCGCTCCGCCATCTGCGAAGCTACCCGCCTGTGCCTGTTGTTCTCGGACATCTGTTCTTGCTCCTTGGTTGTGAAAGTACTTTACAACAAACTGAAATGAAAATACACCCGCGATTTTTTCTGGGGGCTAGGGAACCTAGTTGTTGTTTACTTGTTGCCCAATGGAGATACCCCCGAATGAATTTACAAAACTAATATTATAGACACATATGTGTGCTATGCACGCTGTATATATGGGGGTGCCCCTCGCCGCGTTGCAGCATTTGCGCCGCAATGCGGCACAGTAACCCCTAGTCATGGTTGTCGGGAGGTTGTCGGGAGGTTGTTGTATTATTGCAACACAATATCTGATATCAGAAAAAAGTGCATTGGTTGTAAAATAATTGTTGTTTGGTTGTTGACATTCTGATCCAGATCATTATCTTGTTACTTGTAACAAGACGTTACAGTTTAACTAGAAAGGAAACAAAATGAATAAACAAGAAACACTTGATAAGATCGAAGATCTTAAAGCAAAGAAAACTAAACTAGAGCAGCAAACTAGAAAGATCAAAGCTGAACTAGAAAGACTAGAAACCGAAGCAGTAGAAAAAGGTTATGGTATGTGGGTGTTTTCTTTTAAAAGAAAGATCGTTCCTAACTTCACTTGGTGGGAAACAAACTATCCTAGAAGTTGGCAAAAATATGTAGAAGAAAGATCTTACAACAAGTTCGAACCATCAACTAAATAACCAACTGGGGAGCCACGGCTCCCCAACCATTACGAAAGGAAAGACAATGGAAACCAAAGAACAAACTCTCGGCAATAAGTTGAAGTTCAAACTTGAATGTATGTTCATGATGCTAGACGCGGGGCGTAACAAGGAAGCAGCTGCGCTATATAATCAACTGATCGAAGAATTTGATAAACTGAAATAAACACTTGTAGCCCGACAACAATCGGGCTACAATCAAACTGTTCAATTAGAAAGGAAATACAATGGCAAGTAGACAAATAAGGGAAATAGCTGCCGACATACAATCTAACTGGAAGAATGCACCAAAGGACGCCAGACATTGCATTGAGATAATGTTACATGTCGATCACATCGATGATGATTATCGAGATGGTTTTGAGACTGGTCTAAACATGAAAGACCCAGACCTCATTAAGCTTCCTAGTTATTTTGGATATAACGATGCAAGATCTGTTGTTACTAGTGTTTTAGGATGGATAGAACACAATTGGCGCGGAGAAAAAGCTAGAGAGATCAAAGCTGAACTAAACGCCATGGTCTAAGCATATCAGAGATGAGCCAGGAACCTGGCTCATCCGTGATGCGCTTGGCATCGATTAACTAGAAAGGAAGTACAATGGGTCAATACCATATATTAGTAAATATAGATAAAAAAGAATATGTCAGTCCGTGGGATATCGGAGGCATGGGAAAACACTGGGAACAAGTAGGCTATGAAAAAAGCATGGCAGATACCTTGTATGTTCTAAGCATTGCACAAGGCAACGAGAGAAGAGGCGGCGGCGACATTTGCGGTCATGAACTTGTTGGAAGTTGGGCAGGCGATAGGTGTGCAATAGTAGGAGACTATTATACCTGCGAGGATGATGATCCTAAGTTTAAGAACCTTTTTGATCTCACGGAAAGCCTTGAAAGTTGGACTAATATCTCTGGGCAAATAAACAAGATGTGGGAGGCAGTAAGCTAATGTTCCACGCTATCCAAACTTTGATTAGTTGGATCCAGGGCAGACCAACGTCTGCCCTCGAGGATCTACTCGCCGGTATTGCGCTATTCGTTATACTATTCGCCGGAATCTTTTTACTGTATGGCGCAGCTGTAATGTAACACTAATCCCTGGCCCAGGGTTACCGGGCATTTCCTTTCGATAGCCCTGGGGCCGCAAGGCCGCAGGGCTTTTGAATATATAAACACAAGGCCGCAGGGCCGCAGGGCCTGCACAAATCCGGCTCGGGCCTGCACAAAAATCTTTCAAGGAATTGTTATTTAGTTGTTGCTTACTTGTTGGATATCTATATAATGAAAGTGTTCTTAATTATTACGGAAGGATCTAGAACAATGAAAAAATCATACAACGATGAAAAGTCTTTAGTTGTCAAAGTAGATATTAAACTTGGCACACTTGGACGAATGATCCAGTTTTATGAAGCGAATATTGAAAACGGCAATTACTTGGATAGACAAAATCTATCTGATATCCGCGCAATTAAACGTGCCGCGATTGCCGATGCGGTATCCGACTTTGAACGAATGTTAACCGAAGAATAACTAGGGAGAGAGGGGCGAAAGCCCCTCTAATTTTTTATGAAGTCAGCTATCATTTACAACGGGCAAAGCTTATTGGATGGTAAACCAATTGTAGTTATTGCCACCTATTCAAACCGCAATACAAAGACTGGGCACGTAGTCCAGACTTATATATTGCGCTCGGATATAAACCCATTGGAAGCTTCAAAGACTGGCGAAGACTATTCTATTTGTGGCGATTGCCCAATGCGCGGCGAAGTGACGACGGATCCGAGCCGCAAGCAAGCCAAGGGTCGCAAGTGTTACGTTAACTTAGGGCAAGGTGTTTTAATTGTTTGGAAAGCATACAAGCGCGGCGTCTATCAGACTGGCGATGCGGCAACAATAGGGCGCGGTCGTTTCGTCCGCGTCGGTACATACGGCGATCCTGCTGCTGTTCCGTCTCACGTTTGGGATCAATTGCTTTCCGAGTGTGAGACGTGGACGGCGTATACTCATCAAAAGCCATGGCGTCCAGATATCGCAATGCAATCCGCCGATAGTCACACCGAAGCAGTTATGCACTGGAAAGCAGGGCGGCGAACATTCCGAGTTGTCGCGGATCTAGGACAGATTGACAAAAAGAACGAAGCACTTTGTCCTGCATCCAAGGAAGCAGGGCGGCGCGTCCAGTGTACCGCGTGTAAATTGTGCAAGGGATCGAGCCAAGCAAAATCAATCGCAATTGTGGAGCATTAAAAATGGAAATTAATTTAACAGATTTTGAAAACAAAGAAGCAGAAGTTATTTGCGAAATAATTTATGAAAAGTTATGCGACTTAGGGCTTAATCCCGAAGGTTTTACTTGGCTTATAAATGTCGAAGTTAATAACGAAGACTAAAAACCGGGCAGCTGCGGCTGCCCTTTTTACTTGCCCCATGGGCCTGGCCCACATATAATAAATATACTAGGCCGCAGAGTCGCAGGGCCGCAGAGTCGCAGAGATCCGGCGCTCTAACCTGGGCCGCAGGGCGCAGAACAAAGACGCAGGATCCGAGAACCGCGAACCTTGAGCCGCAGAGACTCCGCCCTTGATCAAATCAGCCCCCTGATCACCGTCAAATAAAATTAGATCGCGCTCCTTGAGGCTCTTTACCAAGAAAAAATTTGATCCACCTCGTGCCCAATATGCCATGTTCCAAGCGACTTGATGGGCAGTGATGTTTACTGCATTGCTTTTGATTGTTTTCAACTCACACCAGAACGACAACCCATCCCAGATAAAATGCACATCGGGAACACCGCCCCCATGCTTGTTTTCAATCCGAGTTGCGAAGCACTTCTTCGGTAGATTGTGGCGGATCGTGCTCCAAAAGTTCGCCTCTGGACCTCTGCTCATCTGGTGTAATATCCTTGTAGTCTGCCTCTATTTGAAATGCTTGCGGATATTGTTTCTGTAATGCCGCAAGTCTTGATGTAATCTCATCTCTGGATAACTGATCAATGGTATTGATTGTCTCTCGTCTATCGATGGTCAGACCACCCAAAGCTGATCGTATTTTCTCCGCATTGATAGCAGCAGAAAACTGCCCTGCTTCTTCTGCACCAAGAGATAATTTGTACAAGCGTTCCAACTGTCCGATAGTTGACACACCATACCTACGTTCACGTTCTTGTCTGAGTTCTTCGATGTACTCCACAACGTGAGGATAGTCTCTGCCGTTTAAAAAACGCGAAGCATGTTCTACTGCCAACTCAGGTTTAAAACCTGCAAGTCTGGCGCACTCTGCATTTGAGTAAATACCTTCGACAATTTTCTGTGCAAAAGTCATCTGGCGGTTGGTCAATTGCCGATCATGTTCGGCCTCAATTTTCTTCTTTATAGATGCCATTTCTGTTTACGCTTGTTTACGCTATTTTTCCGCATTTCTGCAATTCCCACAACGATACAACAAACATCTTGTGGAAACAAGCGGCACGAAGTGTAAACAAAAAGGCCGTTTTGTAAACAGGTGTAAACAGCCGACCCCACCTATAGTGCACTCGTTTACGCTGTTTACAAGATTTACACGATATTTTTTTACTTTTGGGCTGAACAAAAAAAATCTGGAAAAATACCGTATACAATGTAAACACAACTTTTTTGTTGACATCAGTCTGGATATATGCAGACTACAAGTATTCAACAATTACGAAAGGAAATAACAATGAACTTAGAAATGAAATCAATCAAGCACTTTGCATCTGGCAGTCAGGAAACTTATTGCTACACCGCAGTCGTATATCTGGACGGCAAACCATTTGCCGATGTCAGCAACGATGGTCACGGTGGATGTGACTATGTACACCCTCATGACAAATCACCATTGACCAAGGTTCAAGGTGCATGGCGCAAGAAGTATGATGAGATAGAAGAGTATTTCAAATCATTACCCAACCTTGATGTTGGCAAGTACGATTATTTGCCAGAAGGTTTGTCTCAGAGTTTTGAATTGTGGTGCGGTGAGCAAGTAACTAATTTCTTGGATAAGAAAGAATTGAAAAGACTTTTGAACAGATGTGTCGTTGCTCAGATCAAAAGGGATGGGGAACTCAAGGTTTATCAGTGGAACAAACCGAAGGGTAAACCTGATTGGCTTTTGAAAGAGATGATCAAGAAAGAAAATTCAGACGTTACTATTCTGAATGATCTATCCGAAGCGGATGCCTTAGACATTTGGAGGACAGTGTAATGGACATCATCGAAAGTCTAAAAACTATTCACAAGACATTGGACGACCATCAAGGCAATGGTCGTCAATGGAACGAACTTAACAGAGCAATAAATCGGGTTGCCGCAGAACTTGGATACGAGTTCAGAGCGGATGATACAATAGTTTGTGTCAAGCCTGATAGGGAGGAAGTGTAATGGACAGTAAAGATTTCTGGTATTGGTTTCTTGCATCCAATGAAATTGATTTGGATACCAAGGTGCATATTATGGAGACTTTCTCTGATGGGAAAGTTGAGAGCATACAAACTTATATGAAAGATGAACTCAGTCTAGATGTGGAGGTGTGTAATGCCTAACTGGTGTATGCAAGAAGTTTATCTTCACGGTGAGACGAGCATGGTCAATCATATTTACTGGGAACTGAGGGAGCGTCAGAGATTTTGTGATACGGTTCTTCCGATACCGTTGCACGTTATTGGGCAACCCTTCGATGGCAAGGGCACATCCCCTCAGTATGACTGGCGTTGTGAAAATTGGAACACGAAGTGGGAGGTCACGAACATTCAGATTACTGAAGAGATTGTACGCGACGACCACTACCCGATACCGACATCATACTTCAAGTTCACTTGTTGGACGGCATGGGACGCACCTATTCCTGTGTGGGAAGAACTGTATCGGTTGGGCATCGAAGTCCAAGCGGAGTACGAGGTCGAAGGTACGGATTGCGTTGGCGAGTTCACGTTGGGTGAGCACCATTGTCGGACGCTCACGGAAGAAGAGATCAAGGAACGAGAAGCAAGATGGGAGGAAGAACAAGAAATGGGTTTGGAGCATTGGATTTCAAAAGTGGAGCAAGAAGATGCATAAGGTTGATCCGATGGAGATTATGTTGAGCGATATCTTTGACAAGGTATTTTATAGCCGAGAGAGAAAACCTGATTACTGTTGGGTTTGTGACGGTGAGGGGATCGTTGA